CATTGGTATATCACAAGTTTGGAAGCTATTTTGTACTGTTATACCTAAATTAAATACCCAACCTGTTACTGATTGGTCAAATCGTTCTTTAAATGGTTCACAAGTAAAATCACCTTCTGCAAAATATACAGGTGCATTAATATCTAATGCTAATTGTGCTTGCCATTTAGAATTACTTAATATACCAATAATATCTATACATATTTGTAAAACATCACTATATACTTCTTGTTCATTACTACCATCAGGTTCTACTAAGTCCATTATAAACACTTGAAAGTTATATACTAACTCTGTACGTCTTGTTGTTACACTTACGGGATTTAGGTGCATTAATGGATATAGTGTATTCTTTTCTAAATCTATATCAAATATATCACCTACTGTTGTTGTGCTTATTTGTAAATGATTTGTACCTAAATTTTTTAGTGTATCTATTACGTTGTTATACGTTTTATTATTGACCATTTATTTTTACTTTTGTTGTACTTTCTAAATCTGTTTCATAACTTAACCAAGTAAATGCTTCTAATAAATTTAGTTTAGTTATTGTTTCTAATTTACTTATATCTCCATTACACAATCTATACATTATGCCAAAGTAACCCCATTTCTCTGCAAAACTTTGTCCTTTATCTCCTTCTCCATTTGTGTCATAGCTTGTGTTAAATATAATGGCAAAATCTTCAGTAATTCGTTTCCTAAATGATAAAAAAAAACCATAGCACCTTGTACATCTTCTGCTTTCATCTTCTTAAACAATTCTGCCCTGACATCAATATTACCACTATATGCTTCAATACTATACTTATCATTTCTTTGTTCTACTATTGGTCTATATAAAACTGCCATAATTTGTGGCATAAATTTTTCTACACCTAATTTTATGTAATGTTCTATATCTGCCCATTCACCTAATGTTATATCTTCTAAATTAGGGTGAAAACCAAATTTTTGATCCTCTACCTTAATTATCTTTCTTAACTTGCTTTTAGATAGTTTTTGTAATTCGCTTAGTTTTGTAAGTATTAATGCAACATCTTGTATTCCTAACTCATTTATTAACTTCTTAGGTATATCTGATAATGCACTTATTGTTTCTAATGCTTCTTTACTTCTACTACCTTTGTGTAAATTTACTAACTTAACCCACTTTTCAACTGTAACATCTGACCAGCTTTTTATTAAGTTAAAGGTTTTTACCTTACCTTTTTTCCTAACATTTATTTTCATAATTATATATAGAAAAAATTAATATTTAGTTTACTGTACAAAATACCTACCATAATTGCTATCTACCTCATAGTACATACGCATAGCTAAAGCATCTGCATAATCAGGTGAACGACCTATAATAGCTTTTACAGTATCTTTTGGTATTATTTGTAGTTTATTATCTTTATCAGCATCTTTAGTTCTTACTTGTTCTAGCTCTTCTATTATATCGTTTTTAGTATTTATGTTGTTACAACTAATTCCTATCTGTCCTTCATTTATTTTCTTGGCTAATGTATAATAACATTGTGTTTTAAGGTTTTGATAGTTTTCGTTTTTTAATGCTCTTGCATTAGCTTGAAATGATTGTGAACGTAAATAATCTTGTACACCACCACCAACACCATCACTATCAACTATAATATTTCTTAATGGCACTTGATTTTCTTGTTGTAACTTCTTAATTTCCTCTACAACCTCATTTATAGCCGATTTAAGCATAGTTCTAATATATTTAAGGTGTAGCCCTTGCCAAAGCATTATAACTGTTTTATCGTTACCAAAACGTGCTACATCACAACTTATGTATTTATCGCCATCTACACCTTTATTATCAAATAAGCTAATTATAGAATTATAATCTATTAAACTATCTTGTGTTGCATCATATTCCCAATTACCAAATAATAATCTTTGTTTTGTTAGTTCATCTAATTCAAATAATTGTGTTTCATAATGTTTAGATATATATTGATTATCTGTAACTAAACTTTGTATAAACTGTTTATGTGCTTTTAGTTTGTTTTCTTGTGCTGGTCTGTAATATGATGTATAAACCCAATTCTTTGCAGGATTGCAAGTCATTAGTAATTTAGGTATTAAATCGTTTTCATCTAATTTATATCTTAATCTTGATGCCACTACATTCTTTGCTTTTTCTGTAATTTGATTCGCTTCATCTATAAATGCTCCTGTTATTTCTAAACTACCTAAACTATCAAAGTTTCTATCACTTGGATATAAGAATAAATCTTTTAGTATTATTTCACTACCATTATAAAATGTTATTACATTACTAGAGCCATTAAAATTATAATGTTCATTTGCTTTTACACCCCAAGCTGAACATACTTCAAAAAATGTATTTAGTGTTGTTTTCTTTAGTGCATCTAATTTTGATCTACCCATTAAATATCTAGTCTTAGAATATTGTAAAGACATCAATATTAAATAACTTACACCTACCCATGATTTACCACCACCAGCAGCACCCCCAAATAATACTTCTTTTGTTTTATTGTCAAATAAATATTTTAAACACTTCTTTTGTGTTATAGTAAATTGAGGATTAATCTCCAAGATTTATATTTATTTTTATTGGTTCATTACCACTTGTAATATCAATATCTTGTTTTTCTGCATAACCTCTTTTGCGACCTCTAGTTCTTAAAAAAAATGTTGTTGCTTGCGTACTACCTTTTTCTATTTGTTTCTTTAAATGTGTTTCTGCAAAGTCAATAAATTTATTTTCTATACTATCTACTAATTTACGATATTCTTCATCTTCTTTGTACCATTTGTAATGTTGTGTTCTACTTAGTTGTGCTTTATCACAAGCTTCAGTAACTATACCTAATGATACTTCTAGTGCTTCTATTAGTTTTTGTTTATTAAGTTGTGTACGTTTTTGTTCGTTATCCATAATATATTATAGAAATTAGTTATATTCATTTGGTAACATTAATCTTATGTTTAATTCACTCAATGCCCATATACGTATATTTTCTGTATATATTTCAAATGCCTTAGTATTCATTCTTGCAGTACTATTAACTGTTTGTAATCCTATTGTTTTATTGTTTACTTCTATACTTGACCATTCACTTGCAAATTTAACTTTTAGTGTATCGTGCATTTCATCATTAAAATATCCTAGTTCTTCTGCTAATACTTGTACTATACATTTCCAATAATAATTGTTCTGCATCATTGATCTATTGTTTTTTTGTTTCTTAACCTCAACTGTATAATCACTACCTAATTCTTTAAGATAGTTTATCAGGCTTTGCTTATCTTTATTATCCTTTATTACAAACTTCAAAATATTCTTTTTTGTGCTTTATGTTGTTCTATTCGTTTTATAGCTGCATTATAATACTCCTTATCTAATTCACAAGCAGTTAATTCAAAACCTAAATTGTGACAAGCTATTGCTATTGAACCACTACCTAAATGTGTATCTAAAATTTTATCTCCTTTTTTTGCATAGTTCATTAAAAGCCATTCATAAAGTTTTATAGGTTTTTGTGTTGGGTGTATTCTATCTTTACCACCATTTGTACCACTTTTAGAATTTATTTTATAACTTCTTAATGCTTTATTAAAAGATGTAAAGATTATTTCTCCATCTGAAAAATCATTTAATCCAGTATTTTTATCCCAATAAACCCATCCACTTGTACTATATAAATTGTTTATAAAATAATTTGCACCAAAAATAATTTGATTTTTAGTAATCCTAAAAAGTTCTTTCCAATATTTTTTATTTGGTTTTATATCCCAGTTTTTAGATGTATATTTTTCTTTTCTTTTTTTATTTCTATTTTTTGGGGTGCTATTTTTAAATATATTATTTATAGTTTTAATGCCATAAGGAGGATCAACAATTGCTAAATCAAAATGATTATCCTCATATCTAGACATTAAGTCCATATTATCTTCATTAGTTATTTTCATTATTTAAAATCTTCATTTACACCTCTTTCTCCTATTAGTTTTTCTTTTGCACTATCCCAAAGCATATCACGTTTTTTAGTTAGTGTAGGTTCTGTTCTAATTAGTTTAGGCATACCTTCTGTTGGTTCACTATCCATATACTTACCACAACTACATAATGCTTCTTTAGCTACCCATTTGCCTTCTTTGTGTACAATAGTAACTTTTCCTAAATGTTTTTCTTCTTTACCACATTCACATTTATATAGTGTCATCTTTTATTATA